ACATTGACAGCATGGTTTCAAACTACACGGTCGCCGGAAAGAAGCGATTCGATGATGCCTACAGTGCCGGCGGCAAGGGCGGCAGACGGCCTGACCGTGCAGTGACGGTCTATTGCCGCAGTCTGCGGCGGCTGTTTCCCGGGACGGAGATTGCCATCGGCGGATTGGAGGCTTCCCTGCGCCGTTTTGCCCACTATGACTACTGGGCGGACAAGGTGCTCCCCTCTGTACTGGTGGACAGCGGTGCCGATCTGCTCATGTACGGCATGGGCGAAGTGACCATCACAGAAATCTGCCATCGTCTGAAGCAGGGCGAAAAGATTGCGGACATGCACGACATCCGCGGCACCTGCTACCTGACCGATCCTGTCAATACGCCCATGGGTGCGGTGCAGTGCGACAGCTTTGAAATGGTGCGGGATGACAAGAAGGCCTATGCCAAGGCCTGCCGCAAGCAGTATGACGAGCAGGATGAAACCTATGGCCGCACCATCGTGCAGCGTCACGGCAAACGCATGCTCGTGCAGAATCCGCCGCAGCGGAGTCTCACGCAGGAAGAGTTTGACCATGCCTACGAGCTGCCCTACATGCGCACCTATCATCCCATGTATGACAAGGAGGGCGGTGTGCCGTCGATTCAGGAGGTGGAATTCTCCATCACGCATAACCGAGGCTGCTATGGCTTCTGCAATTTCTGTTCCATTGCCCTGCATCAGGGCAGACGCATCCAGACGCGCAGCGAACAGTCCGTCCTTGCCGAAGCGGAAGCACTGACGAAAAAGCCCGGATTCAAGGGTTATATTCACGATGTCGGCGGCCCGACAGCCAATTTCCGTGCGCCGTCCTGTGAAAAGCAGCTCGAGCACGGCCTTTGCAAAGGCCGCAAATGCCTTGCCCCAAGCCCCTGCAGAAACCTCAAAGTCGATCACAGTGAATACCTCAGTCTTCTGCGGAAAATCAGACGCATCAAGGGTGTCAAGCGTGTATTCATCCGCTCGGGTATCCGCTACGACTACCTCATGGAGGATCAGGACGATACCTTCATGAAGGAGCTGATCGCCCATCATGTCAGCGGACAACTGAAGGTGGCACCGGAACATGCAAGCAACCGTGTGCTCGACTGCATGGGCAAGCCCCACATCGATGTGTATGAACGCTTCGAAAAGAAGTTCTACGAGATTACAAAGGGCATGGCCAAGGAGCAGTACCTTGTCCCCTATCTGATGTCCTCGCATCCCGGCTGTACGCTGCAGGATGCGGTAGATCTGGCTGTCTTCCTCAAAAAACACGACATCCGTCCCGAGCAGGTGCAGGACTTCTACCCCACGCCCGGCACCATTTCGACGGCGATGTTCTACACGGGGCTCGACCCCTATACTATGCAGCCGGTCTTTGTCCCCCGCACACCGGATGAAAAACGCCTTCAGCGTGTGCTGCTGCAGTACTACAAACGTGAGAACCGTGATCTTGTGGAAAAAGCACTGCGCATGGCGGGGAGACATGATCTCATCGGTACGGGGCCGAACTGCCTGATTCCGCCTGCGGAAAAATCCGGCCGGAAGCAGAGCTTTGCCCCCAGAAACAGCCATGCTGCACCTGCCAACGCCAGACCCCAGCAGAAGAAAAAGAAGACCATCCGCAATACCTCCCAGAAAAAGAAGAAAGGATAGTGCTGCGTTATGAAACGGACACATCTGTTCAGACATGCAGCGGGCATGGTTCTTGCCTGCATCATGGCCGTGCAGCCCTCGTTCGGTACCTGGGCAGCGGACACAACGGACGATTCAAAGCTCATCGCCCTGACGTTCGATGACGGCCCGAACACCACAACAACCAACGAGATTCTCGACATTCTTGAAGAGTATGACGCCAAAGCTTCGTTCTTCCTGATCGGTACGAACATCAATGAGGAGAGTGCGGTTTCCGTCAAGCGTGCCTACGACATGGGCTGCGAGATTGACAATCATACCAAAACCCACGCAAATCTTCCCGGCAGATCCGAGGAAGAGATCCTCGAGGAAGTGAACTTCGTGAACGAGGCCGTCTATGAAATTACGGGCGAATATCCCAAATTCTTCCGTCCGCCCTTCATCGCCACCGACCAGACCATGTTTGATGTGATCGATCTGCCCTTCATCTGCGGCTACGATGTGCGTGATTTTATGGCCGATGTCACTGCTGAACAGCGTGCGGAAAGCATTCTTTCCTCGGCAAAGGACGGCATGATCTACCTCATGCACGATGCTGCCGGCAATGACCAGACAGTGGAAGCCTTGAAAATCGTCATGCCCGAGCTGACCAAGCAGGGCTATGAATTCGTAACGCTCACTGAGCTTTTCGAACGGCAGGGCGAAACACCCCGGGGCGACCTCATCTACAGCGAGGTCACAAAATATCCTTGCGGCAGCTACACGCATCACCAGAATCTCTACACGGGTGAAGCCTCCGGCGACAGCAGCTGGGGCGGCTGGTCGGAGATCTGCAATCTCGACACGCAGCTGCTTGCCTCCCTCGGTGAGAGCTATGCGATTGAAATCAAATACCATGCCACCAGTGCACCGCAGATCGCACTGCAGCAGTGGAGCAATGGTGCCAGCCTCTGGGCGACCATTCCGGCAAGCTATTCAAACGGCGAAACTGCGTGCTATCTTGCATCCGACATCATTGCGGGACTGCAGGCAAACGGCGTGGATTATGCCGATCTTGACGGCATGAAGCTCTTCCCGAACGGCGGAACATTGGAACTATATTCGATCGACATCCTCGTCAATGACGGCGCTGGCCCCTCCCCTGTTGAGGGCGATGTGAACGCCGACGGCAGCTTCACGCTGATCGATGTTGTGATGATGCAGAAATATCTCCTGCACGCCGGTACCCTCAAGGCACCGGACAACGGTGAACTGCACAAGGACGGCGTGCTCAACGGCTATGACCTTGCGCTGATGAAAAAGAAGATCTTTTCTGAAAATGCATAAAAAAATGACTCCCGCATCGGGAGTCATTTTTATGGATCGGAATTTACTGAACCACGCTGATGGCTGCATCGAACTCGGAACCGCCGTATGCATCCACGATGGTCATGGCTGCTGCGTCATACTTCACATCGATGATGAAGCCGCAGAAACCGGGGTTATTCTCAATGTTCACAGCCACCTTGACTGTATCACCGGCCTTTGCAGTTGTGTTGTCCACAGTCAGGGTGAAGTCACCGCCGGCTGCAGCCTGCTCTTCTGCCTTACCGCTGCCGACTGCAATACCGCCGTCGATCAGAGTGGGCTTATGTGTCACCAGCTCCCAGCTTGCAATGTCAGTCTCGTATACGCTGACCGGATAGAAGCCGTCCGGCAGATCGTCATTGAGCTTAAACTCGATGATCAGGAACTCGCCGTTGAAGAAATAGTCACCGGCCTTGGACATGTCGAGCCAGTTTGCCTTACACAGATCATAGGAAGGTGTGTGGGTCGGAGCGGGCTCTGTGGCAGGATCCGTTGCAACGGGAATGGTCACAACCTCTGTCTGCACAACACCGGCTGCATCCGTTACAGCTTCACCGGATTCGTCTGTCACTTCAACAATTTCAGTGGCAGGCTCTGCGGGCTGTGTCGCTGCCTGATTCGGCTCAGTTGCATCATTCTGCTGCTGACCTTCTGTCGCATCGATCACGTTTCCGCCTGCACTATAGTTGAATTCAAGCTCCTGCTTTGCATCCTCAAGCGCCATTGTTTCAACAACCGGTCCCTTTTTACCGCTGCTGCAGCCAAATGCTGCAACGGCTACGGAAGCAACCAGACAAATGGCGATTACCTTTTTCATAACATTTTTCATGTGAATCGTCCTTTCTGATAGATATTTCAGACATTATTTATTATACAATGTTTTATGGCAAATGTCAAGTGCTTTTATCTGCCATATGGCACAAATGGCCGGAATCCGCAAAATTTCGTGAATTCACCACCTTTCTGTCAAATAATACGCACGAGCTTCACGCATTTATGGCGTCAGAATTACCAAAGTTTTGATGCGATATTTAGTCAATCTGTCATTTTGCAGAGAGCTCGTAGGATATTTCTTGGATATACATGAAAATAGCACTTGACAAATTGAAAAAAACGTGGTATAATAGGAAAGCTGTGAAACGCAGCACAAGTGTGGCGGCATAGCTCAGTTGGCTAGAGCGCTCGGTTCATACCCGAAAGGTCGCTGGTTCGAATCCTGCTGCCGCTACCATGGCCCGTTGGTCAAGAGGTTAAGACACCGCCCTTTCACGGCGGAATCATGGGTTCAATTCCCGTACGGGTCACCATTCAACACTATTCGTGAACACTCCACTTTTGAAGTAATGACTTCCAAAGGTGGGGTGTTTTCGTTGTTTGTGACGTTAATCAGAATCGCGATGCGGTCCGGATAGAGAACAACACAATTCACCAGTGTGTCCACCATCTGCACTGCAAGGTCTTCATCTATTTCTGCATCTGCAAAACGCTTCAGAAAGTAATGGAAATGTTCCTGATTAAACTCAGGATGGCCAATCTCTGCCTTTGCTACCTCAACCTCAAGCTGTGACTTCTCATCCTCCAGCTGTGCCAGAGCCGTCTGCAGGGCAGTGGATGCCATGCCGTTCATGACCGCATTCACTGCATTCTGGATCTTCCGGTTCACTTCCTTCAGCTGATTCCGCAGCATGGTCAGATCTGTATCATCTGCCGATTCTTCCTGATAAAGATTGTATGCCATCTCTGCAATTCTTTGGATCTGATCCTCAGACAGATACTCCGCAATCACCTGCATCACCAGAGCGTTCAGTTCCTCCTGCACTGCCGGTCTCTCACATCCGCTTCGGCACTTGTAGTAATGATACACCTTGCCGGACTTTGCTGTACCTGCTGTACCGAACATCATCCCGCCGCAGGTGCCGCACCTCAGCTTACCAGTCAGCAGACAGATGTGATTCTCACGCTTTTTTCGCTTCTTTGACGCACTCTCCAGCTGTCGCTGTGCATTCATGAAAACACTCCTCTCGATGATGGCAGGGCATTCGGACACCGCATCAATCCCCTGCACGGTGTACTCCCCTATGTATTTCCGGTTCACCAGTACCCGTGCGATGCTGTTCTTATTGAAGGGATTCCCCTTTGAAGTCCGCAGACCCATCGCATTCAGGGTATTGATGATCTCTGTGTAGGTGCTCCCGGAGTTGTACATGTCGAAGATCTTCCGCACGATCTGTGCGCCGGCCGGATCGATCTCCAGCTGCTTGTCTGCGCCGACACGGAAGCCGAGCGGAATGTTTCCGCCGGTTGTCTTAGACTTCAGCACATTCTCCCGCATGCCACGTTTGACCTTGACAGACAGCTCGGCACTGTAGTATTCGTTCATTGCTTCGAGCAGGCCCTCCATGATGATGCCCTCGGGGCTGCTGGTGATGTGCTCCTGCGCAGACAGGACACGCACACCGTTCTTCCGGAGCTTGGCCTTGTATACAGCACTGTCGTAGCGGTTACGGGCAAAGCGGTCAAGCTTCCATACGATGATGCATTCAAACTTCCGGCTTGCACTGTCGGAGATCATCTTCTGAAATGCCGGACGCAGATCGGTCTTGCCGCTCATGGCTCTGTCGATATAGGTGTCAATAACGGTCAGATTCTCTGCTTCGGCAAATGCCATGCAGTCACGGAGCTGCCCCTCGATGGACTGCTCCGTCTGTTTGTCAGAGCTGTAGCGGGCATAAATCACTGCATTCATATAGGTTCCTCCTCATATAACACTTGCATTTTATTTTACAATGTGGTATAATAAGGATGTTCAAGAGGTAGTAATCTTTGAACATCCTTACATAGTCCGTCCGGTGTTCGCGGCACTGGGCGGATTTTTTTATTTTATTATGGGTGGCATCTGCCACACGGGTCATATCCCATAGCAATCAATTCTTCTCGTGTTTTTGTGGAATCAGAACGATTCTGGCTACTGATATTATCAACGGAAGAACAGGAAGGATAATGGAACTTCATGGAACTTGTATTGCATACATATGTAATAGTATTCACAGGCTTTACGGTTGTGTACGTTGTAATAACAGTTGCAGGCGATACAGTTGTTGTAACAATCTCAGTAGTTGTTGTAGTGGTAGTGACAGTTGTTTCTGTGGTTGTAGTTGTAGCACTGGTAGTAGTTGTAGTGGTTGTTGAAACGGATGTAGTGACTGTAACAGAAATAGAGCTGGCTGCAGCGGTATCTTCAGATGAAACCTCAGTTGACTCTGTTTCTGCTGTATCTGTTTCAGTCTGAACAATGGCCGATTGGGAAGATACATCTGCTTTATCAGTATCTTCTAACGGAGGCATTACCAAAAAACTGATGATAAAAAGCACGAACGCCATCACAAATTGCAAGACCGCACGCAATATAGGAATTTTCTTCAAAACCGGCGTAAGCCTGATCAGCGGAGAGACGACTAACGCCGAAAGCAGCATAATAATTGCACTTGGTATGGCATTATTCAGGATCATACCCAGCACAAGAATTAACCCAAATGCTGCAAACCCGCATTGAATCAATATTAACAATACGGTAAATATCACTGAAATTGTCTGGTTTTTCATTTTCCCACACTCCCCCATTACTCCGGCAGCTCAGCAATTCCGATCACTCTGCCGATACATTCCACTTCACCATAAATGTCCTCAAAGTCAGGATTGCGGGAGATCAGACGATCTTCTCCCCTCTCCTTGATATAGCCCTTGTCACCCTGCCGGAACAGACCGACCTTGCCGACCGGCACATCCGGATCAAGCACAATGAGCACCAGATCACCGTCCTGATAATCCGGCAGCATGGAGTTGCCCTCCACCTCAACGACAAAATCCGCATTCTCTGCGGCTCCATCGGCAAGAACCTGAACATTTTCCCATTCATCCTCATTGCGGAGATCATAGCCACCGCCGGCGGATGCCTTGCTGCGGTGTCTCTGGATCATAATGATGGGCGGCTGCTCCTTTCTGACCATGCCGGACTTTGCGGCTTCTGACAGCTGGATCATGACGTCAAGGATAATCATGCGCACCTCCTCAGGGAGCTGGGCGTACTTCGCCATTGCTTCCTCCTCCCCCATCTGGAGATTGAGGGACGCAAACGGATTCGCCTGAGGCTCTCGTCCGAGAAGATAGTCGGTGGTGACACGGTAGAAATCAGCAACTTTTACAAGAGTATCAGTGCTAACGTCTCTCTCATCACGTTCGTACTTGGCATAAGTATTCGGATTCATGTCAAGCAGCTCACACAACTGGACAATGGTATATCCTCTGGCGGTACGCAATTCTTTTAATTTGTTTCCTACCAAGATTTTCACCTCCATAAGTTGTTAATTTCATTATACACCCAAAACGTACTTCTGTCAATACCCAATTATTCTAAAATAATCCGAAATGTACAAGTTGTACAAACGTTTGAGGTACAATTTGTACATTATTTTTCTTGACAAAAGTCCGAAATGGGTATATAATATCATTACGGCAAGTACAAAACGGACAATTCCAAAGAAGTTTTGTCTCCCGCCTACGAAAAAATGAAACAAAGGAGGTACCCACCATGACAAAACCCGACACTGTACAGGCTGCAAGACAGGTCTATCATGACCTTGCACCGGCTGACCAGAGGATCGTCAATGCAATTCTGGAGCTGGCATTCGTCCTGCTCCGCAACATGCAGCAGGTAACAACAGGAAAGGAGGAGTGAACATGCCAAGAAAAACCAACCAGACACCACGCACCATCACGGTCGAAGCCGCAGGGCAGGACCCGCAGACCAGTCAGATGCGTGCACTTACCAGAGAAATGGTCAAAGCAATGAGGAAGTTCTTTGCAGATCCCGTCATCGCTGCGGATTTTGAACGCTGGAGACAGGAACAAAGAGAGGAGGCCACCCCATGAAAAAAGCAATCCCCCTCCTCCTCTCCCTCACCGCATGCATCCCTGCCGTGCATTTCCTCATGACAAGCAGCCCCGACAGCTTCTGCTGGGCTTGCGTGCTGGGCGTGATCACACTTGCGGCATGGATCGACTACGAGCTGTATCTGGCGGACAGGGTCACGGACATGCAGCTGCGGGAGTGGCAGCTCAAGCAGGATCGCCGTGCCGAGGTGCTCGTGACCATGACCGCTCTCAGACGTGAGCTGATGCGGGCTTGGGGGAGACAGGAGATATGACACAAAAAAAGACCCGCACCGGCGGGAACCGGAAGCGGGCAAACAAAATCTATTACACTGGTATTATACCAGAAACGGAGGGAAAAGTCAAGTGAAAACCAAAATCAGATACAAGTCCTGCAAGAAATGCGGACGTGCCATCCGGCACGGTGCATACTGCGGATTCGGGTTCAGATACCATCCGGTCTGCTATGCGGAGATCTACGGCTGGGGGAGGGATTGATATGACAGAGTATTTCAACGCATCCCCCATCAAGGGGCAAATCCAGCGAGCCATTGCCGATGAAACCGCCAAAGCACTCATGCACTTCTGTGAGCAGGAGCCGGAGTTCCGGCAGGCAATCGAGCAGAGCGGCAAGACGTTTCAGCAGTGTCTGGATCATGTCGCAAAGGGCGTGGGCAGAAGCATCTCCGACCTGCAGGCATACCAGAAAGCAGTGGAGTTTTACTTCTCCGGCGCAAAGGTGCATTTCCGAATGGAAATAGATCTGGTAGGCGATGCTGCCGAAAAGAAACCGGAGATCACCATGAGCCGCAAATCCGAACTGTCCGTATCGCTGGACGATCTGCTGGATTTTTGAGGTGGCTGCTATGCGTAAGGAACGAAAAGAAGCCCTCCTGCACAGCTTTCCTGCCGTGCCGAATTCGATTATGGAGCAGATGAAGGGCAGGGGTGCGAAGAACTATGTGGTACTGCTCACGAACGGGAACGAACTGTTTGCACGGTGCTATCATCGGTATTATGATGGTCAGATCATCGAGCGTCAGCGGTATGTGTTCGCAAAGGACGGCTTCTGCAGATACGGGTATCACGATTACAAGGGCTGGAGCGTCCGGAATGATTTCAGAGAGCCGGTATTCTGTTCGGCAAGCTATGGCTATAATTTCGACAACACCTATTCCGTCCTGAACTGGGACGCAATCGCCGGATCGGATATGCGGTATTCGCAGGCGGATAGCTTCCGTGGCGGTCTGCTGATGAATTATTTCCGTCTGTACTGCAAGCATCCGAATCTGGAGTATATCATAAAAGCCGGCTATCACTGCTGCCTGGTGGAGGACACAAGAGGATGGTGGGGCGGTCGGGTATCGCTGAATCTGGATGCCTCGATCGACTGGAAGTCAAACAATCTGTTGAAGATGCTCCATCTGAACCGGACGGAATTCAAGGCACTGCAGGGGCAGGAAGACTTATACTTTGCCTATCTGCGGTGGCGTGAGCAATTTCCGAAGCTGCATCCTGCTGATCTGATCGCACTGGCAAAGGTGTTCGATCTGGACAGCAATCTGCTGAAATGTTTTGAAGAACAGACGGACAAGCCGGTGCAGAGGATCGCACGGTATCTGAACGAGCAAGATGTCAACCGGTACGATTATCGGGACTATCTCGACCAGTGTGAGCATCTGCACTATGATCTGCATGATACGGCAATCTGTTTCCCGCATGACTTTATCGCCATGCACGCAAGACTGTCCGCTGTCATCAAGTATGAACATGACCAAAAGGCACTTGCAGAGTTTGCAAAGCGCAAATCGGAGCGGATTTTTTTAGAGTGGCAGTCGGGAGACTACCTTATCCGTCAGCCGGACAGCATGGACGAGATCGTTGCAGAGGGCAGGGCGTTATGCCATTGCGTCGCCGGCTATGCCGATCGGCATGCAAAGGGTGCATTACACATCCTGTTTATCCGTGATGTGAGTGAGCCGGACAAGCCGCTTGCAACGCTGGAGCTGTCAGCCGATGGTAAGCTCCGCCAAGTACACGGATACGGAAACGATGTGAAAAAGCCACTGCCGCAGGAGGTCAAGGATTTTGTCAATGAGTGGCTGGATTATATCAGACCTTATTTTGAAAAGAAAGAGAGGAAAAGTGCATGAACGAATCAAAACCGACCGTCATCGTATCGGATGACTACAACAAGGCAGTGCGTCTGACAAAGCACATCGCCGCCCATGCCCACGCCATGCAGGAGAGCCTGTACGAGGTGTGCAAGGGGCTGAAGGAGATGCGTGACGGCAAGCTGTACAAGGAGCTGGGGTATCAGAATTTCGAGGATTACACGGAGAATGAGGTGGGAATCCGCCGCAGACAGGCGTATACCTATATCTCCGTTGCTGAAAACCTGACAGAAGATTTTGTGCACTCGGGTGCACAAATCGGAATCAAGAAACTTGGACTCCTCGCCATGCTCGAACCCACCGATCGAGAAGAAATCCAGCAGACCGTCAACATCGAAGAGACCTCCGTCAAGGAGCTGAAAGCGCAGATTGCGGAGCTGAAGAACCGCAACGCCCAGACCGCCGAAGAGCTGGAGGCATCGAAGTCCCGTGCAGACCGCCTTGCGGAGCAGGTTGAATCACTCGAAGAACAGGTCGAATCGCTCGAAAACCGCCCCATCGAGATCGCAGTATCCGCCGAAGCAGAAAAGCAGGTGGAGGAACTCAAAAGCGTCCTTAAACAGACGGATCTCGAATGGGGGCAGAAGTTCACCCAGCTTGAAGAGGATAACATCGCCCTGCGCCGCCAGGACTACCAGCAGCATCAGAAGGAGCTGGAACAGGTGCGTGCGGAGTATGAAAGGAAGCTCGTGGCGGTTCAGGCATCGCCTGCACCGCAGTCTGTGCCGGATGAAAAAGAAGTTTTTAAAGCGTACCTTTCCAATGCAGTGGATGCCATGAATCGCCTGACCGAGTATCTCCAACAGCATAATGCACCGGAGTTCCGGAAGCGGGCAATTGCCCTGCTCCACCGGATGGAGGAGGGGCTGCGGTGAAATACAGAGATTTCATGTGTAAACGGTATACGGAACCATGGCAGTGCGTCCATCGACGCAAAGGACGTTGCAGGGACTGCACCAGCAGGGACAGTATTCTGATCCATATTTGTGACTGCTGCGGAGAAGAGCTTTCTCCGGAAGAATATACCGATACTGCCCCTGAGCTATGCGCAGAATGTTTGAAAAAGGAGGATGCATAAGATGGCATTTGTAAAAGCAACAAGAAGAAAATCCAAGCTGCGGCTTGGTCTGGCAGGACCTTCGGGAGCGGGGAAAACGCTCTCTGCCCTCCTGCTTGCCTACGGCATCACGGGTGACTGGAATAAGATCGCCATCATCGACACTGAGCATGGGCGTGCCAGATTCTATGCGAACCGCACAGATTTCGGCACGGGTGAATTTCTCTATCAGGAGCTGACACCGCCCTACTCCCCCGAACGCTACAAGCAGATGGTCGCAGAGGGAGTGCAGGCTGTCGGTCCGGATGGCGTGGTGATCGTCGACAGCTTCAGCCACGCATGGGACAATGAGGGCGGTGTGCTCGATATCAAGTCCGCCATCGAACGGGACAGCAGGAAAACCAGCTTTTCCGCATGGGATGAAGCCGGCAAGGTGCAGAACAACCTTGTCAACAGCATCCTTTCCGCTGACTGCCATATCATCCTGACATTGCGGACAAAAACTGCCTATGCAATGGAACAGAACGACCGTGGCAAGACCGTCCCCGTCAAGCTGGGGCTTGCACCGGTCCAGCGTGAGAACATGGAGTATGAGCTGGACATCGTGCTCAACATAGCCAGAAATCACGTCGCTTGCGCCGCCAAGGATACCACGTTCCTGGATGCGTGGCAGGGTGTCATCTCGCCGGAGCTTGGTACAAGGCTGCGCGACTGGCTTGACAATGGTGTGGAACCGCACCGATGCACTGACTGCGGCACCCTGATCACAGAAGCACAAGGGCGCACAGCAGATCAGATTGCAGAGGGGACCACCAAAAACTACGGCAGAAAACTCTGCTGGAAGTGTATGAGCGCAGAAATCAAGAGAAGAAAGGAGGCTGCGGTAAATGCCGCTTCGGGAGTATCAGACGCAGCTGGTGCAGCAGGTCAGTGAGGCGTGGCGCAGAGGAAGGAAAGCCCCCTGCATCGTGCTCCCCTGCGGCGGCGGAAAATCGGTCATCGTGGCAGAGATGGCAAAACGCACTACCGCAAACAGAAAATATGTTCTCTTTGTTGTACACCGCAAGGAGCTGTGTGAGCAGATCGAGCGGACATTCCGATGGTGGGGTGTAGATATGCGGTTCTGCAGCATTATGATGGTTCAGACCGCCTGCCGACGTCTGGAAAAGCTCCGCCGTCCCACACTCATCATCACTGACGAAAACCACCACAGCAAGGCGTCCTCCTATCAGAAAATCTACGATGCATTTCCGGACACATACCGGGTTGGCGTAACGGCAACTCCGGTGCGGCTGGACGGTTCGGGGCTGATTGATGTCAATGATGAGCTGATCGTCGGGGTATCGGCAAAATGGCTCATCGAAAATCACTGCCTTGCGCCCTACGACTACTATGCGCCAAAAGTTGCCGATATGTCTGGTATTTCCATCCGGCGGGGTGAATTCGATGTGCGGTCGGCGGAATCCCGTCTGCTGCAGAGCAAGGTTTACGGCGATGTGATCCACTACTACCGGAAGTACGGCAGAGGGATGCAGGCAGTCTGCTACTGCACGACCGTCCGGCATTCGGAGCAGATGGCAAAGCAGTTCTGCGAAGCCGGCATTGAGGCAGCACACATTGACGGACGGATGAAGAAGGAGGAGCGTGCGAGGATCGTGGAGGCGTTCCGGCGTGGTGCGCTGGACATCCTATGCAATGTCGATCTGATTTCGGAGGGCTTCGATGTACCAGACTGCGGCTGTGTCATTATGCTTCGCCCCACACAAAGCCTGACGCTTTACATTCAGCAGGCAATGCGATGTATGCGCTACCGTGAGGGCAAGCGTGCGGTGATCCTCGATCATGTCGGCAACTATGCAAGACACGGGATGCCGGACGATGACAGAGAGTGGACACTTGAGGGCAAGCAGAAGCAGAAGAGCGACCGGCAGAATGCGGAGGAGGAACAGTTCTACACCTGCCAGAACTGCTATGCGGTGTTCCCGCTGGTTGTGAATGGATTCAGGGCGGAATGCTGTGAATTCTGCGGTGCTCCCATCCGGAAGAAGGAGCGCAAAGAGATCGAGGTGCAGACGGAAACAGGCTTGCAGAAGATCGAGGGCTTCGTGCTGGATCTGAAAACGCCGGAGGAATGCAGGAGCTACAAGGAGCTTCTGGAGTATGCCGAAAGTCATGGCTATAAAAAGGGCTGGGCATGGTATCAGGCAAAATCAAGGGGGCTGATTGCATGACGGAGGAACACAAGCTGATGTGGGAGATCCGTGCGGCATTGTCTCCCTACTGTGTGGTACACCGTACCAATGTCGGTGCGGGACGGACTGCATCCGGCTCTTATGTGACGACAGGTGTGCCCAAAGGATATGCCGACCTGAACGGGCACCGCAAATCCGATGGCAAAGCATTTTATATCGAGGTGAAAACGAAATCCGGTAGGGTTTCAAAAGAACAGAAGCATTTTCTGGAACAGATGCGGAAAACCAATGCGATTGCAGGGGTCTGCAGAAGTGTGGAGGATGCAATAAGACTCATCGAAGAAAGGTAGGAATATAACATGGGATTCTCAACAAATTACGATCACATGGACGATTACGGACTGGTTCCGGCAGGTGACTATGAGGTTGTCATCCGGAACGCAGAGGCACGGGCGAACCAGAATGGCAAGCAGAAGCTTGGATTTTCTCTGGTGATCCGCAATGATGTGGAGCAGGGATATCAGAACCGCTATCTGTTCCTCGACATCTGGAAGAAGCATCAGCCCGATGCACAGGACAGAGCGGTGCAGGGCTACAATTTCCGCCAGCTCATGCAGCTTGCAAAGTGTGCCAGGCTCCCGAACGGCAAGGCATATGAAACGGTCGAGGAGCTTTGCCGTGACCTGCTTGGAAGACCGCTTCGTGTGACAGTGGCGCATGACACCTACAACGGAAAGACTTCAGAGAAGATCGACCTGCTAAAAGGCGTGAATGTATCGCAGTTTCCGGAGTGCAGGCATGTCATGAAGGAAAAGGCTGCGCCTGCCGATGCCGCTGCACAGAGAACACCGGAACAGTTTGCCTCTGCCGCTGCGGGCGGCAGTCTGGAAGACTTTGAGGAGATTTTATCCGATGGTGAAGTGCCGTTTTAAGCGGCGGGTTGCATCAGAACATGCAACAAAAAGCCGGATTGAGACCCCTTTATGCAAGGAACCCTTGCGGAAAGGATGGACTGACACATGTATGAACTGATTCCGGAGGAGCTGAAGGCTCTTCCCAACTGGGTCTGCTGGCGGGCAGAACCCAACCCGAAATCGCATTCGGGTGTATCCAAGAAACCCATCAACCCCAGAACCGGTGGTCTGGCCATGTCCAACAACCCTCAGACATGGGCGGACTTTGAAACTGCTGTGAGAGTGTCGGCGGACTTTGCCGGCATCGGCTTCATGTTCGATGGCAGCGGCTATTTCGGTGTCGATCTGGACGGCTGTACCGATGCCATGCAGGCGTATTTCTCCGGTAACCATGACAACATCATCGGCGATTTCGTGGAATCCCTGCAGAGCTACACGGAGTTCTCCCAGTCGAATACGGGCATCCACATCATCTGCAAAGGACGGCTTCCGGAGGGCGGCAGGCGCAGGGGCAGTGTCGAAATGTACGACAGCGGCAGATTCTTTGTCATGACCGGCAACTGCTGCACCCGATTCGTCGATGTGGCGGACGGCACGGAACAGATCCGCAGACTGCATGGGAAATATATCTCCGGTTCGACCAGCTCCCATGCACCTGATCCGCCGCCGACCTTCACCGAAGGCGTTGGGAGGCATCTCATCAGCGGCGATCCGCCGCCGCAGGGCATCATCACAAAAGCCATGCAGTCGGCAAACGGTGAAAAGTTCGCAAAGCTTTATGGAGGGGATTTCTCCGATTTTCCATCCCAGTCCGAAGCGGATATGGCATTCTGCTCGATGCTTGCATTCTGGTGCGGCGGCGATACCGAGCTGATGGACAGGATCTACAGGGGCAGCGGTCTGATGCGTGACAAATGGGACAGACGGCAGTCCGGCTCGACCTACGGCAAGCTGACACTCAAAAAGGCAGCGGCAGAATGCACCGAATTCTATACGCCGAAAATGCAGGATGATTATGCGATCAGTATCCGCAAAAACAGCGAAACCGTCAAGCCCGGAACATCCGGTAAGATGTACACCTTTGACGATACCGGCAATGCTCAGCGTATGCACGATGCATTCGGTGAGGATCTGCGGTACAGCTATGTCGAAAAGAAGTGGCTCTACTACAAAGAAGGCAAATGGCATTATGACAATCTCGGCTTCCACCGCAGGCTTGCGGACGCTGTGGTCACGGAGATGGAACAGGAGCTGGAACTGTACAGCGATGATCCCGATATGGAAAAGGCATTCCGCAAGCATCTGAAGAAATCCAGAAGCTTCACCGGAAAGACCAATATGCTCCGTGAGGCGGAGCACTACGCTCCCATTCTGCCGTCCATGCTGGATAAAAACAAAACCATCATCGGCTGCAAAAACGGCATTGTCGATCTGCGCAGCGGTCAGCTTTTGCCGCATGACAGGAACGCATTTCTCACCAAACAGGCAGCGGCGGTCTATGACCCGGATGCACCCGAACCGGCTCTGTGGCTGCAGTTCCTGCATGACATCTTCGATGGTGACATGGCGCTGATCCAGTATGTGCAGAAGTGTGTCGGCTATTCTCTGGCGGGCACCACCTCCGAGCAGTGCGCTTTCTTCCTCTACGGAGCGGGTCGCAACGGCAAATCGACCTTTCTGGAGATCATCCGCAGCATCATGGGTGACTATGCGACCAACATCCAGCCGCAGACGATCATGATCAACCCGAAATCCGGCAGTGCCCCCACAAGCGATATCGCCCGTCTGAAGGGCGCAAGACTTGTGACCTCGGTCGAACCGAATGAGGGGATGCGTCTGGATGAGGGCTTGCTGAAGCAGCTGACCGGCGATGATGTGGTAACGGCACGAAAGATGTTCTCTGAGGAATTCGAGTTCAAGCCGGAGTTCAAGCTCTGGATGGCCACGAACCACAAGCCGACCATCCGCGGCACGGATACCGGCATCTGGCGCAGAATCCACCTGATCCCTTTCGAGGTGCAGATTCCCGAAAGCAAGGTGGACAGGCATCTCAAATACAAGCTTGCCAAGGAAGCCGCTGGCATTTTCAAATGGGCGGTGGACGGCTGCCTGCTCTGGCAGAGGGAGGGGCTGTCCAAACCGAAGAAGGTGCTTGATGCCATCAAGGAATACCGCCACGAAATGGATGTGCTTTCCGCCTTCATGGATGCAAACTGCGAAACGGGAGACGGCTCTGTCAAGGCATCTCAGCTCTATGCAGTCTATGCAAGATGGGCGGAGGAGAACAATGAATACAAGATGAGCAATACGAAATTCGGTGCGGAGATGGCGAAGCGATTCGAAAAGGTCAAGAAAATGGACGGATGGTATTATGTTGGTATCCGCCTGCATACCTCTGCGGATGATTATTCTGTATCCATTGGTTAATGACGGGTATGACGGGTTGACGGGTTATTCCTATTCTATCGTATAAAAATTTTTACGTACTCTATATATGGTACATGAAAAAAAATATAGAGTATATGGAAAACCCGTCATACCCGTCATCCGATGCACCGGAAAGGAGAAACTATGAAATACGATTTTAACAATCCGGCACACTGGAAGGCTCTGGAGAAGCAGGCGTATGAGGGTACACTCGATTACAGCCGGTTCCCGCCGGCGGCATACCGGTACTTCAGCGAGCTGATGAAGGTGTATCATGCGTACCGGTTCGAGGGTCTGGACAAGGAAACCGCCGGAAACCGTAAGAGAAAGCTGTATGCACAGTATCGTGAAGCTGTACTCGCCTTCGAGGGTGCACGGGACACATTTATGGAGTACCAAGGGAACATCCGCAAGGCCGGCACCCTTCTGTCCGATATTGAAAAGGCGCAGCATCCGCACCGGATTGCGGTGCTTGCCTGCGAGGTCATCGGGCTGGTGACCGGAGAAAAAAACTTTGCCGAAAGGCAGAAAAAGAAGATCGAGGGGGTGCAGACATGATCCACTTCATCTTCGGCTTTCTCCTCGGCGGCACCGTTGGTATCATCATCACAGCTTGCCTGATGGCGGGGAGGGGTGAGCCATGAAAAAACTCTCCCCCTATGAACAGCTGATCTATGACGACTACATGAGCGGACTCACATGGGCTGGCATCTCCGTCAGACGCCGCATCCCTTATGCAGAGGTCATGGATGTGCGCTATGAAATAATCAAGAAAGGCTACAGCCTTGACAAAAAGGCCGCACAGGCCGAAAAACATAACAAGGAGGAAAAGACCATGCCCGGCAAATATACAACCCCTGAAGAATGCGCTGCCATTGCAGCCTACAGGACCGATCACACAATCAAAGAAACGGCTGAGAAGTTCTGCCGCTCGACAGCGGCGGTCGCCAGGATCACCCCTGCTCCCGCAGCACAGCCCGAAGAACCGCCTGCACAGAACATCAGCCCCATCAGATCGGTGACGGTCGATGAGATCCATGCTGTACCGGAGGAGGTTCTGGAAGCGGTGCGGTACAGCATCAGCGTGCTCGACAAGAATATCGAAGAAGCGAAACGTGCTCTTGCCATAAACCGCCTCAAAAAGGAAAAGATCGAGCAGTGGCTTGCAGAAGTGGGTGACGCACCATGACCTCCCGCTACAAAGCCAGTAAGGCTGACATTGAAAAAGCCCTCTACAGCTACTACGACGAAGTTGCAGACGGGCTCATCCGGCAGGCAGTGGCGATCTGCCTCTATGCTGCCCACCTGCAGGGCTGGCGCCGGATCCGCATCACAAGACTCTATGAGCTGCTGCTCGATACAATGCAGCTCCCGCCCGTGATGGGTAAGCAGCTTGTCGGTCAGGATCTGATGGATTTCCTCACCAAGGAGTATGGCATCGATTTTAACCGGTGCAGCGTCAACAAAGAATCGTTCCGAGAATTCAGAAAGAGGTGAGAATATGACCGCAGAAAGACTTGCAAATGAAGTGAAATACACCCTGTACAGCCTCGAGGAGCGGCGCATCAGAGCGTTTGCGGAGAGCTGGGGTATCCGGCTCCCGAAAGAACCGCATGCATTCTGGCGTGCTGTTTACGGGGCAATACTGGACATGCCCGATGCCCCGCAGCGGGTCAGACAGCAGGCAAAAGCTTGGATGGATAGGAATGGAGGTAATAAAAATGCGTGAGATTTTGTTCAGAGGGAAAACCTATGACGGAAAATGGGAACAGGGCGATTTACGACATGGCGGTTATATTCACAATGATAGCGAAACATACATTATGCGGGCTGATGTCGCATTGCACAATATCCCTGTTGACCCTAAAACCCTCGGCCAGTACACCGGACTTGTCGACAAGAACGGGAAGAAGATTTTCGAGGGGGATCTGGTGAGGTTTGTAAACCCGGAAACGGGTGAGCTTTCCGAAGAGGTTCAGGAAGTCGTCTGGGATGATGAGCAGGCGTGCCTCCTACTGCTACTGCGTGAGACAGGATACAAGGAAGAGTTTGACGGTGTGCCGCACTGGTATGTCGTTGTTGGCAACATCCACGACAATCCCGAACTGTTGAAAGGAGAATGAACATGAATAAGGCAAATCTTATTAAAGATAGCACGGAACTGAGAAAAGCAATCGCCGAAAATCCTGAATTACCTATTGTTGTAATGGTGGGCAGAGAAGCGGTGTGCGATGACTATGGTTACACATACTGCGAGGTTGTCAGATGTGCAGTCGGTGAGATCCTTGATTGCGATGTACCGTGGAGTGAGGAAGTATACAGCGACAAGGACGATTTCGAAGAAGATCTGGCAGATTATCTTTGCGTGAGTGATAAATGCTATGCACAAATGTCGGATGAAGAATTTGAAAAGATTCTTGAAAAGAAAAAAGCAGAATATGAACCTTACTGGAGTAAGGCGATTATCGTGACAGCGGATAACTACTGAAAGGAGAATGAACATGAAAGTAAAAGTTGAAATGGCACCCGAAGAAATAATCGTAGCAGTAAAATGCTACGAAGAACTCAAAGCCTACCGTGCGACAGGCTGCACCCCCGAACAGGTCAGCGAGCTGGAGGATCGGCACCACAGCGAGTGCATGCAGATCGCACGGTATGACGACCGGATCAAGGCACTGGAGGGTAGGATCGACAGGCTCAAGGGTATCATTGATGGGCTGATGGGGTATGTGGGGGGTGATGGAAAATGCGGCTGATTGATGCGGATGAGATGGTACTGATTGAGTCGGAGGCGTACATGGAAGCACAGCTCAAAGTGGGCGAATTGACTCGGAAGGTGAACGAAGTCGTACACATGAAGTTTCTGCGATTGATTGCAGACACTCCGACAGCAGAAATTGCGCCTCAGTGGATACCTTGCAAGGACAGATACCCTGATGAGGATGTGGTTGTGCTTGCATATACAGTGAACACCGACAACCAAAGAATTGAGATTGTTGTTGCATACTGGAACAACGAAGAAGGCTGGTGGTTGAATTTTAGGGATGAGAATCTGTCGGATTATTATCTCGATGTCACCCACTGGATGCCGCTTCCCGAACCGCCCGTGGAGAGGAAGGACGGTGAAAGAAAATGACTGATGTTGAAAAGGCAATTGCAATGGCTTATACAGGGGTGTGTTTTCTGCAAGGGGATAAGCTGAAAGTGTTTTATGACTATGCAAAGACACTTATGGGACGTGCAGTGTATACCCACGAACTCCCGAGCATTGCGGAAGAACTGAAAGAGAAATCAAGACCGGATTTCATGAGGCTGTGTGAAGAGGAAACTAAACCCATAACCCATGCAAGATGGGAAAAGGTCGGAGAAATTGGTAGTGCGTACCGCTGTACCAACTGCAGATCGATTATCAGCATGTACGGAAGTGCACAAACGCCGGATGCGGTGGGATGGTATCATTGCAATCATTGCGGTGCAAAGATGGACGGTGCGCCATGACCTGCCGCGACTGCCAGTATTACAAACGCCGCTGCTTAGACCGCTTCCGGGAGATGCCGTGCAGGGGGTTCAAGCCGAAGGGAGGAGATACCAATGACACTGACCGAGTTGTCGCAGCTTCACTATCTGCAGAAGGAGATCGCACACGACGAGGAACGGATTCGGATGATCCGGGAACAGGCATGCAGCACAGCAGTCAGCACGGACGGGATGCCAAAAACAAGCAGCGGTAGATCAAAGGTGGCGTATGCAGGGGAAAGCATTGCGGACCTTGAAACCATGATCAAACGCCGGCAGGAACTGTGCATTCTCGAAGAAAAGCGCATCCGGCAGTACATTGACAGCATTGAGGACAGCAGAACCAGACTGATCTTCACCTGCCGTTTCTGTGATCTCATGACGTGGAATCAGGTGGCGGACGTGATCGGCGGCAACAATACGGAGGATTCTGTCAAGAAAATTGTATACCGTCATCTGAAACGGGAATAAAGTTGTCCCACATGTCCCGAATAGGTGTGCTATAATAATATCATAGAAAAGCAACGGAAGCATACAGACCAGCTTTTCCGTGCAGAGCTGACCCACAACAGCCCTGCACGTTCGGGCTTCCGGCGGCGTTCGTAGTAACGTTTCCTTTCCTCTTGCCGTCCGGAGGACAGACCGGATGGCAGTATGTGCCAGACGGCTCACGGAGAAGTACAATCCGTTGCAGGTTTGACTCCTGCAGGCGCACCAATGTTTTTCTTTCCATTGATTTGGCTCCTATCAAGATGCACGAAGGCTCTGATCGTTTCGGATGGTCAGGGCTTTCGTGTTGTCATTTTATCCAGATTATGCAGAGGTGGTGGTATTGAATGAAAAGAATCTGATTCCCGCAGCGCACAAGTTAACTGTCGAGGAACAGTCGAAGGGCGGTAAGGAATCAGTGAAGTCCCGCCGCCGTAAAAAGAATACAAAGCAAAAGCTTCAGCTGCTGCTGTCTCTCCCCTGCCATGACGACTGCTTCCATGATATTGCGGCTCTCGGTGTTGATTATGATGACATTGACAACGAGATGGCAATGCTCACTGCTCTCTATCAGAAAGCCTGTACTGGCGATGTACAGGCAGTCAAAGCAATCTACAGCATCCTGGGCAAGGATCATGCTGCCGCAGAGCTTGCCATCCGTAAGGAGGAACTCAGGCTCAAAAAGGAACAGCTCCGGAGCGGTGCATCCGGTGAGGCAGAGCTTCCGAAACTATTTGAGGCATTGATGGATGGTGACAGCGAATGACATTTGAAAATCTCTCCCGAAAGCAGAAGCAGGTTTTCCGCTGGTGTTACAAGCCGGATGCCTATGCGCTGATCTGTGACGGCTCCGTCCGATCGGGTAAAACTGCGGCGATGTCATGCAGCTTCATCCTCTGGGCGATGCAGTGCTTCAATGGTGAGAACTTCGGCATCTGCGGCAACACCGTACAGGCAGCAGAGCGCAATATCATCACGATCATTCAGCAGATGACCGATATCACACACTATTTCAAGCTGAAGTATCTCGGCAGCAAGTATATCCTGACCGTATCCGGCGGCGGCAAAGAAAACCATTTCTACGTCTTCGGCGGCAAGGATGAATCCAGCTACAAGCTGGTGCAGGGCATCACGCTTGCCGGGATCCTGTTCGATGAAGTCGCACTCATGCCGGAGAGCTTCGTGCAGCAGGCCATCGCCCGTACACTCTCTGTGCAGGGAGCGCGGCTCTGGTTCAACTGCAACCCCGATTCACCGGAGCATTGGTTCTTCAAGGAGTGGGTACAGCCATCGGACAGCGGCGAACGCACAGACGTGTTGCATATCCACTTCGAGATGCAGGATAATCCCATCATGACACCGGAAAAGATCGAAAAGACCGCTTCCCTGTTCCACGGTGTTTTCTATGACCGCTACATCCTCGGTCTGTGGGTTGTGGCAGAAGGTCTGGTCTATCCCGGCTTCCGGCGGATGGAGCATGTGTTCAGCGGTGCTGCACCC